CTATGGCGGTGGCGGAACGGGCGGTGCAGGTAGAGGCGAATTTTATAGAAGTACTGGCGGGTATAACTATTCGAAAACAGCAAGAGCAGGTCGTGGCGGAGGTGTTGAACTATACGGTAGCGGAAGTTCTGGTAGTAATGGTAGTGCGGCACCAGCATTAGTAGTAAGCACCAGTCCATTAGCATTTAACTATAATAACGGTACTGATGGCGGAATAGGAAGTAATGATAGTAGTGCAACAGTTTCAGTCGGCGGTGGCGGTGGCGGTGGTTGCGGAGGTAGAATTAGAGCACAGCAAGTAGGCTATTACTACTATTACTGGTTTGGTACAAACACTGGATCAGGCGCTCAAGCAGGCGGCGTAAGAATTAAATGGGGCTCCGGAAGCGACTTTCCATAAAGAAATAAATACTATTGAGGAAGTAAAACAATGGCAATTCAAGATATTAATATAGGTACTTTAGCAAATGACGGTACCGGAGACGATTTAAGAACAGCAATGCAAAAGATAAATTCTAACTTTGACGAGTTAGATTTACGTAACGATGAAGCAACAACTGGTTCAAATGTAGGAGTTGGAGGACATGCAGTTTTTAAACAAAAAACTGGATACAACTTAGAGTTTCGTAAGATTATTCAAGGTGATAGAATTAGTGTAACAACTAATGGCGATTTAATTACTATTGCCGCAGACTTAAATGGACATACTATTGTTACTGACTCAGGCAGTCTTGCAATATCCGACGGTACTTCATTTAATATATTAGGAGGTTCTGGTGTTACTACTTCAGCAACAGGCACTAGCATTACAATTAATAATGATAGTGTAAGTACTAGTTTTGAAAATAATTTTGACTTTGGAGCAATATCGCAAGGTCATAATAGTCATAGAGATTATTTACAATATGTAGTAGATGTAGATTATGGCACTATAACTACTGCAATTGGTTCTACAAACCTTGGAACAATATAAAAATGAGCAACTTTTGGACTAAACTATCAGGTGTAGAATTAGCTACTCTCCAAGAGAGTATTACTACTATAGTAAACTTGCCACTTAGTCCAAGCTATACTGTAACAACTAAAGTAATATCAGGCGCACTTCCTACGGGATTAAGATTAAAAAATAATCAAATTATAGGAACTCCTAATCCAGTTCCTAGAGCAACTAATAGTACTTTTGTTATTAGAGCAACGGGCAATACTACTCTTACTATAACAGTCCAAGCTACAAACGCTGGAAACAGATACTACGTAGACGGTGAAGGGCCTGCTTCGGCAATAAGTTTGGTCGAAGGTATGACATACAGATTTGATCAATCAGACTCTTCTAATTCGAATCACCCATTAAGATTTTCTACTACAGATAATGGAACACACGGAGGAGGAAGTGAGTATACAACAGGTGTAACAACAAACGGAACTCCAGGATCTTCTGGTGCTTACACACAAATAACTGTAGCTTCTGGTGCTCCAACATTATACTATTACTGCACAAACCACTCCAATATGGGTGGTATATCTTATACCCCAGCGTCAGGCGCTGTTGCAAGCATAGAAGATAGAACTTTTAAAATTTTAGTGCAGGGTGCAGATGATCCAGAATGGGTAACACCTGCAGGGAACTTATCAGTAGGTGGAGATAATAAAAGATACTTTATATTAGATAATGAAATTATTTATTTCCAATTACAAGCAACAGACTTAGATATGCCGGCAGGGCAACAGTTAGAGTATTATATCGATAAAGGTGACGGCGAATTACCATCAGGTATCACTATGAATAGTAGTGGATTGATATCAGGTGTAGTTGATCCATTACTTGCATTAGATGTAGATGCGGCAAAAGGTGCATATGATACAAATAACTATGACGGATATGCTTTTGATTTTACTAGTGTAAGTTCTTATTATTACAACGGAGAATTTTTTCCAAATGCAGTATTTAAAGCACCAAAGAAACTCAATAGATATTATCAATTTGCTGTAAGTGCAAATGACGGAGACACTGTTGTTAAAAGACAATTTACTATATATGTAGTAGGTGATGATTTCTTAAGAGCAGACAACGTATTGATGCAAGTAGGCACTGGTGTGTTTACTTCTGATAACACATATCTTAGAACTCCAGTATGGTTAACAAATAGTGATATAGGATATAGACGAGCTGATAATTATATTACGATATTCCTTGATGTATTAAAAAATAACCTGCAACAAGGAGTTACACAGTTTGTACTAAAATCTACTAACCCAGATACTAGTGCCAGTATATTACCTCCAGGCATGACATTAGATGCTTCGACAGGCGAAGTAGCAGGACGTATACCTTATCAACCATCAGTAACTAAAGAATATAAATTTACAGTAACAGCTAACTTAATTGATGCTCAAGTAGTACGTTCATCTAAGGATAGAACATTTACAGTAAAAATATTAGGTGCTGTTGATTCAACTATTGTATTTACAAGTTCTACAATCTTAGGCACTATCAATGCAAACTTTACAAGTGTGTTTAGAGTAGAAGCTACAAGCAGTGTAACTGATGCTCCGTTATTATATCGTAAAACAGCAGGTAGATTACCGCCAGGACTAAGTTTACAGTTTGACGGCGAAATAACAGGTAAGGTACAGCAATTTGGATCTACTACTCCTACTGTTATAGACGGACTAACTATCTTTGATAACGGATTACTTTTAATAGACGGTGGCAATACTACTGTTGATAGGTCTTATACATTCACAGTAGAAGCCAAAGATAGATTTGGTTATAGTGCAATTACCAAACAATTTACAATTAATATATTAGACAAAAATGACTTATTATATAGTAACCTATATATGAAACCTTTTATGGACGAAACCTTACGTGCATCATACAGAGGTCTAATAAGTAATCCTAATATATTTCCTGCTAACGTACTATACCGTCCTAACGATTCAGAATTTGGTTTACAAAAGGAAGTTAAGATATTAGCATATGCTGGCTTAGAAACTAAATCATTAGATACATATTTTGCAAGTAGTCAGAAATACCATAAGAAAAGAAGATATAAAGTCGGCGCTGTAAAAACTGCCCTTGCAAAGACACCTGGTACAAATAATACAGTGTATGAAATTGTATATGCTGAAGTGATTGATCCTGCGGAACCTACTAAAGGAAAAACAGCTAAAAACTTTAAAATTAAAGGAGCAGATACTGTAACTGTTGATAGAGTAAATATCTGGGATACAAATGATAGAGAACATACTAATACTGGTATGATTACACTTAAAGGTGGTGACGAAGTATTTAACAGAGACCCATTAATAGGCAGTAGTAAATTTAGGCCATTTAATAGATTTCTTGATGTGTTTGGCATAAAATTAGTTGGTACACCTGCTATAGGTGGAGCTAGAGCAAACAGTAATGAATTTATACAAAAAGTAGCACAAACAGTTACATATTTAATAGATCGTACATATGGTGGTAGTACTAATCCTACTAAACAAATGGCTGTTATTAATAGAATGAAAGAAAATAAAACAGCCCAAAAAATAGGATGGCAAGGACCTAGTAGTTATACTCCTAGTATTACAGCAGATAATGCTGGTACATATTATGAAGGATTAACTAAATTTATGTATAATTATCAAACTGTAGACTATATTTGGGAACATGTAAATGAAAGTCTAGATGGAGATACTGCTATATTAGAAGTAATAGAACATTTATTACACACTATTACAGTATACGGGTTATCAGAAAATGATGCATTAAATCAACAGAATCAAACTAGTGCTTTATATCTTGCAATGGTAGAAGCAATAAACAATGGTATGTTTGATCTATCCGGATACAGCGGACAAGGAACTTTTCCAGGTAATGATCCAGAATTTAGAGCATTATTAATGCGTGAATACTTATACTTGTTAATACTAGGGGAATGGAACTATATTACAGAATTTGTACCAGGAGGAAGTCTACAACCTGAATGGCATGATAATATGCGTACCCCGGAAGGTATTTCAGCAGTAGGTGCAAATCCGTTAGGGCATGCTTTATATACAACACATATATTACCTGTAATTACTAAGCCTTCAAAAACAAATTTAAGAGCAATATATCAAGATAACGATTTAGGAGTAAGTGGGTATACACCAGAGTATATAACTACAGGTGCTGATGAAAGTGACAAGCAATACTATTTTCCTACTAAAGATATGACATTAGCAGTAGGTGATACTGTAGTAAGTAACGATCAAAGTAGTATATTAACAGCAATAGCCGAAACAGATAGTCAAAACTTTAATCAAGGTGAACGTAAAAATATTCCGTTGTCTGATAGTGATGCAATATTAGTATCCGGAGGAGATGATATTAGACACATTAGTAATACAACTAACATGCGAGAAAGTTTAGAAGCAATAGGTGCAACTGCATACGGGTTCTTACCACTATGGATGCGTACTCCACAAAGTGCAGGTACACAAGAATCTGGGTTTACACTTGCAATACCATTATGCTATTGTAAACCAGGTAAGAGTGCAGAAATATTAACAAATGTAAAAAACAGTAATTTTGATTTTAAAACACTAGATGTAGAAATTGATCGATATATAGTTGACAGTACTACTGGAACTAGCAATGAACAGTACATATTGTTCGCAAATTACGATTACAATGCATAACGGCGATAAATAACATTAACGAGAGGTAGAAAATGGCAAGCAACATTATATCAACAACCATTAACGGCGCATATCCTGTAGCCGGCCAGGACAACGATAGTCAGGGTTTTAGAGATAATTTTACAGTTATCAAAACAGGACTGGCGACTGCTAATACTGAAATTACAACATTACAAACAACAAGTGCGGTACTAAATGCGGCAAATACGTTTTCGGGGAATAACCAAATTGAAGGTAACATTCTTAAACAAACAGAAGCGTTTTATAATGGCGGGACACTAGCTGGTAATACAAATGTTAGTTTTTCAAACGGGCATTACCAAACATTTACAATAGGGGCAAATGTTACACTTACGTTAACTGATTGGCCTACAAGTGGTAAACTTGGAAAAATGTGTGTACACCTAGTAGGAAGTGGAGGCGGACACACTGTTACCTTTACATCATTAGGAAGTACTTTTAGAGTGCCAGCAGGATTTACTAATCCTACTACTATAGACAGTGCTACACAGCCATACATATTTGACTTTTGGTCATATGATAGTGGTGCAAGTATATATGGCGAATATAAAGGCCAATTTATAACAAACTTGATTTAAAAAATGTTTAATCCATTAGTTGATAGTTTTAATAACATAAGTACCACTGATCTTGAAGCTAAGATAGTTGATCTGCAACGAAAGTATTTTATGACTTCAAATCCGCAGGTACATCAACAGATGTCTGCTATACTTGATATGTATATTACAGAAGCAAGAAGTCGACGAGCTACTTCGATGAAAAAAGATATGGAAGATCCTGAATCAGGACTTGACAAACTGATAAACATCAGTTAAAATATATGTATGCTTATGAAAACAGATCACCTAGGAATACCACGATTTACAAATAAAGATCTTATTGATATGATCTATACTGGACATATTGAAAAGTGTCACGTAGTTCTATGTGATCCTGGTGATGATGTTGATCAGTTTAATACTGCTATGCAGGAACAAGGTCTTCCTACACTTACACAATATATACCATTAGATGTAGAACAAAAAGAGTTCGACGGTGCATTACAAAGTGAATGGTTTATGCCTGATGAATATAAAGACATAGATATAAAAGTTTGGTTATTAGAAAAACTACAAAAAGAATTACAATCTGATAGTTTAGCAACTGCTCAATATTCTAAACAATGGCATAGAGTTACTGAAGAATATACTGAATATGCTAATCGAAGTATGGACGATCTGTTACGCTATATGATATATCTTGTAGACTTTATGCGTGAAAATAATATTGTATGGGGTGTAGGTAGAGGTAGCTCTGTAGCAAGTTATATATTATATCTAATAGGTGTACATAAGATTGACTCAATCCACTTTGGCCTGGACTGGCAAGAGTTCTTGAGATAAGTAATTATGTGTAAAATAAGGAGAATTTAATGGCGTTAAAACAACAAGGTCAAAAGATCTACAGAAGTATGCAAGGCAAACAAGTTGACATGGATATGTTACGTCAACGTAACGAGCTTACCCAAGCAGTAGGTAATGCTAGAGTAAATGCACGTGGTGATGAATTAGGACCAGGTGGTAAAATTATTCGAAAAAGAGAAGAGTTAGATGCAGATTATTATGCAGATAATCCGGCAGCTATGCCTAATGAAGAGGCACAAATTGAAGTAACTGAATCAGTAACTGAACCAGTTGTTGAAGAAGCTCCAGTACAAGTACAACGAACACGTACTAGGGCACAACAAAAAGTACAGGAAAAAATAGAAACCCCAGTTGAAAAAGATTTAACAGATGATTGGGTAGAAGACCAAGACGGCAATTTTGTACAAAAAGGAAACTAAGAATGGACGCAATTAAAGGCACACTAACACCTATCCGTGATAAAGTAATTGTTTCGGATATGGAATTTGGAGAACAAACTACAGCAGGCGGAATTATAATTGCCGCAGATGACGGTAATGTTAGAGGTATCTATCCTCGATGGGGTAAGATATATGCTAAAGGATCTGAAAACAATGATGACTATCAAATTAATGATTGGATTTTAGTAGAGCATGGAAGATGGACTAGAGGAATTGAGTTACAAGATCCTGATACTAATGAGGAAAAAACAATCCGAATGGTAGAAACTGAAAGTATACTTGGTTGGAGCAAAGATAAGCCAAACGATGTTCGAATGAGTGAGTCAAGTTCAGGAGACTGGAATCCGGATAGTATTGATCCGGGTGGATTTGTAGATACAGCAATGAATAATCAAAAGTAAGAGGCAAAATTGAAAAACGTAGACCTAAATAAGTACGAAGAATTTGTACAAGAAGTAACTAGTGAAGCATCTAATAGTACTGCTGAACTATCAAAAACATTAGATAAATTAGAATCTGAAAGCGGTGTCAATATGGCACTATTATTAACTGGCTCGATCGGAATGGCGAGCGAAGGAGGCGAGTTTGCTGAAATTGTTAAAAAATGCATCTTCCAAGGTAAACCACTTGATGATGCGACTAAGTTTCATGCTAAACGAGAACTTGGCGATATTGCTTGGTATTGGGTCAATTCTTGTCGTGCATTGGGTTTGGACCCTAACGAAGTATTAGAAGAAAATGTCGAAAAACTTAAAGCAAGATATCCAGGCGGTGAATTTGATGTCCACTACAGCGAAAACCGAAAAGCCGGAGATCTCTAACAAATATACTCAAAGACAATGGGACCGTGTTGTAGGAATCGGCAAAGTTCCACCTGAATATAAATTGGAAGAATACAATGTCAAAGAAAATGATAATAACTGATGTAGATGGAGTTTTACTTAGATGGGAAGAAGGCTTTTCAAGATGGATGACTGCTAAAGGTCACGGATCACCTAAAGATTCAAAGCAATATTCACAAGCAAAACGTTACGACATTGAACAAAAAGAAGCTGATTCATTCGTTAAACAATTTAATGAAAGTGCATGGATAAGATATTTAAATCCTATGCCACTGTCAGAAAAGATGGTCGAAAAGTTTAGATACCAAAATTTTGAATTTAAATGTCTTACAAGCCTAAGCACCGATAAATTTGCAGTACAGGCTAGAGAAGATAATCTAACAGACTTATACCAAGAATCTATAACTAAAGTTATTTGTCTTGAAACGGGAGCATCTAAAGACGAGGAACTTGCAAAATTAGCAAAAATTCATCCTGGTGCTTATTGGATTGAAGATAAACCTGAAAATGCAATAGCTGGAATGAAAGCAGGATTCAAATCGATATTACTTACCCAAACTTACAACGAAGACTTCGAATGTCCAGAAGGTATCTTAAGATGTCCGGACTGGTATGCTATATTTGATGCTATACATGTATTTAAGCTATGAAACTTTCAACTGCAATAACTAACGGCGAAGTTAAGATTCCTAAAGTAGTAGGTAAAGAATCTACTACACAAACTACTACTGAAAAAGAACTAGTAGCAATTAAGAAATTACTGCAACAAATATTAAAAGAATTAAAAAAGACTTGACTTTTTCCTTAGTTTCCTATATAATAAAGTATATTAGGAGAAGTAAATGAAGTTTCCAGAACAAAAAAACACAGGTGTAGGCACAGCAGGTCTTGCTGGTATATCGCTAATGATACTACACGTCACAGGATATTTAACAGGATGGGCTTGGCCCGTGTTGTATATCTTTTTAATTTTAATCGGTATGGGTATGGAAAATAAGAAATGAAAGAATTATGGGTAGAAAAATATCGTCCTAATACAATAGACGGATATGTATTCCGAGATGAAGCACAGCGTAGTCAAGTAAAAAATTGGATTAAAGAAAAAACTATTCCACATTTATTGTTTAGTGGTAACGCAGGTATTGGTAAAACTACACTTGCAAAACTATTATTTAATGAACTTGAAATACAAGATTTAGACGTACTAGAAATAAACGCTAGTCGAACAAACTCAGTAGATGATGTGCGTGATAAGATTGTAAACTTTGTACAAATGATTCCATTTGGTGACTTTAAGGTTGTACTACTTGACGAGGCTGATTACTTATCGCCAAACGCACAAGCGGCACTACGTGGTGTAATGGAAGAGTATCATACAACAGCAAGGTTTATTTTAACTTGTAACTATCCTAACAGAATTATTCCTGCACTACACAGCAGATGTCAAGGCTTCCATATTGCTAAGATTGATCAAACAGAATTTACAGCAAGAGTTGCAGAGATTCTTATCACAGAAGGTGTAACTCCTGACTTAGATACACTTGACACATATGTCAAAGCAACTTATCCTGATCTACGTAAGTGTATTAATACAGTACAAATGAACTGCCAAGACGGAAGTTTACTAAGACCTAATGAAGGCGATACAGGCGAAGCTGATTGGAAACTTGATATGGTCGAGTTATTTAAAGCAGGTAAGATCACAGAAGCACGTAAGTTACTATGTGGAGCAGTTCGTCCAGAAGAAATGGAAGAGATTTATCGATGGTTGTATGACAATATCGAATTATTTGGNGATGATGAAAAACAAGATACTGCGGTGTTAACTATTAAGCAAGGATTAGTAGATCATACACTAGTAGCAGATCCTGAGATAAACTTAGCGGCAACATTAATTAGATTGGCAAGGATTTAATGCAAGAAATTACATTTGAAAAAGACGGATTCATAGGAATTTTTGATAACGTATTTGAAGACGATTACATAGATCAGCTTATTAAATTCTTTGAATCTAAAGAAGGATTAAATTTAGTACAAAATTCTAGTGTACACAACATACCAAGTACTGATAGAGATATGGATGAAATGCATCTAGTAGATCCTATGAGTATGCAACGTGTGCCTGAAATGTTTACACAACACTTTTTTACAAGATTATGGGAACACATCTACCCGATGTATACAAAAGAATTTTCTATATTAGGTGCTTTAAAGATGCAAGGTGAAGGCTTAAAGATGAAACGTATTAAGCCTGGTGGAGGATTTCATTCCTGGCACTGTGAGGGAATGGGACAAACACCCCAAAGAAGAATAGTAGTCCAATTATATATGAACGATATTGACGAAGCAGGCGAAACTGAATTTCTATATCAACAAAAACGTATAAGTCCAAAACGAAATAGACTTTTACTATGGCCGGCAGATTGGACTCATGCACATAGAGGTAACCCGCCAATCGGTGATACTAATAAATACATTTTAACAACTTGGCTGGAAGAGCATACTAAAGGGAATTGATTAAAAGTGACATATCTTGTTGGTGAAAATTGTATCAACTGCAAGCATATGGATTGTGTAGAAGTTTGCCCCGTAGATTGTTTCTACGAAGGTGAGAACTTTCTAGTAATTAATCCAGATGAATGTATTGATTGCGGTGTGTGTGAACCAGAATGTCCAGCGGATGCAATTCGTCCTGATACACATTTTGAAGGTGATGAACTAAAATATTGGATGAGTATTAATACAAAATATAGTGAAGGCCCATTAGCTTGGCCTAATATAACAGAAATGCGTCCAGACGATGTTCCGTCTGATGCAAGTGAATGGGACGGTAAACCTAACAAGCGGGATCTACTTAGTCCAAATCCTGGGAAAGGTGACTAATGACAACTAAGAATCAAACTTTAATAAATGACATTGTAAGAATAAGTGTAATTGAAGAAGAAATAGAATATTACAAGACACTACTAAAACCATCCGATACTGGACACATACATACTACTATTGGATTTTTAAGACGACGGATTGAATCATTAAAAGGAGAAGGACCATGGCCGCTAGATTAGTAAGCTATTCAAAAGCAACACCCGAATTNGAAGCAGAAGGATTAACCGATCTACAAGAACTTATTGCATTTTGTGCAAAAGTAAGTAACCCTGCATCACAGATTAATACTGAAACAAGCGAACGTTTAATTAAATATTTAATTAAACATGCACATTGGTCGCCACTAGAAATGGTTAACGCTGTTATTGAAATTGAAACAACACGTGATATTGCTCATCAAATCGTAAGACACCGTAGTTTTGCTTTTCAAGAATTTAGTCAGCGTTATGCAAACCCAAAAGAAATGGAAGAAGTTTTTATAACAAGCGAAGCACGTTTACAAGATACTAAAAATAGACAAAATAGTATTGAACTTGATCTTTCCTTAGAAGGTATGCCGGAGATAGTGAATAAATGGGAAGAATTACAACAAGATGTAATTTATACAGCAGGTCGTGCATATGATTGGGCTATAGCAAATGGTATCGCCAAAGAAGTAGCACGTAAAGTATTACCTGAAGGTCTTACTAAAACACGTTTGTATATGAATGGTACAATACGTAGTTGGGTACACTACATTGAATTACGTAGTGCCAATGGTACACAAAAAGAGCATATGGACGTTGCCGTAGCATGTGCAAAAGTTATCAGTGAAATATTTCCACTAGCTAAGAATTTGTAGGTATAGGGGCTAGGCCCCTATACTTTTACTCGTCACCGTATACTTGTAAAACTTCTTTTACAGCATTATGACGTTCGATATCTCCTTGATCAAATTGGACTACATCCAAATGCTTTGAATTACTATTCTTTAGAAGCCTAGTAAAATCTATTAATCCGTTATCTTCACGTCTATCAGCTTGACCTAGATCGCCTGTTACAGCCATCATTGAAGCTTCACCTAATCGTGTTAATAACATTTTCATTTGGTTTGGGGTTGCGTTTTGCATTTCATCTGCAAGTATAAAGCTATGCTTAAATGTTCTTCCTCGCATGTATGCTAAAGGTGCTATTTCTATAATACCTTCAGTAATCATGCCTTCGATTTCTCGTGCGTTAAAGTATTCACGTAAAACATCAAAAATTGGGCGTGTCCATGGAGCCATTTTCTCCTCTAGTGTTCCTGGTAAATGTCCTAAGTCTTCATCTACTGACACTGCCGGTCTAGTTACAATGATTTTATCAACCTTGCCTTCCTTAAATAGCTTAACTGCAACTTGTACAGCCAACAGGGTTTTACCTGTTCCTGCCGGGCCTATGCCAAAGACTATGTCTTTCGTAGGCTCTAACAGTTTAAGCACATATTGTTCTTGATTTCTATTTCGGGGAAGTATTGTAACAGTTTGTTTCTTTTGCGTGAATTGTTTCATTTCAACTACATTGTTGAAATTATGTGACTGCTGGCTTTTGTTCCTAGCAGTTTTTCTTTTTGCACCCATTAAGTATCCTCCTTACATGGATTGATGTAAGTAGAGCCTAAATGCTCGTCGAGCATGTGCCCTACACTTTTACTTATCAGTTATTAACAAGAGAAAAAAGATATGTTAACTTGTAAAAGCAGATAAATAAGTATGTAAAAGAATTTAGGAAACATAATATGCAAGACGTATACGACCTAGTAAAAAACATAGAAGGTATTTATGGCAGTAATACTGCATTTCAGGTTTTAAAGGACTTTGAAAGAGTACTTGACGAATTAGACATCTATGTTTATGCTAACTGGGAAGAAGGTGAATTAGCTCAAGGACCAGAGATTGGCCGTCATTGGATAACTTGTACATTTATGTGGCCAAAAGGTAAAATGCCTGATCCAATGGGCGGTAAGAGATTACTAGACTATGATTGTAAAGTTAAATATAAAAGAAGTCATATAGTAGTTCCACGTACAATACGTAAACCTGATGATATACGCCCAGGTACTAAAAAAGGTAAACTTGATAGAAGGCCTATATGGTTAGTTGAGATTATGATGCCAAAATCTTTAGTTATGGATATCTATTCAGGATATAAAGAAATGATAGAATTTGATACTGATCCAGCAGTAGATGCATCAGCACAAGCAGAAAATGAGATGCAACCAGCAGATCAAACGGCAGCCCCAGCGGCACAACCAGAAGCAGAGGTAGCAGTATAATGGGATTAAGGCCTGGAGATTTAAAACATATGGTTTACCATATAATGGAAATAGATTCATTTGCAAGTAAAATGGGTGATGATAAAGATATTGTAACAATTAGCTTTAGTGTAAAAGAAAAATCTGCCGCAGAAGATCTCATGAACTTCATTGAAAAAGGTTACGAATTTGTTCTAGACGCAGATATTACTCCAGGCGAGCAATCCGATGGCACACATAAAGTATTTGTAGAAGTACAACGTAATAAAAATATACACAGCCAAGTAATGGAAATAATGGACGGTGTAAGCAAATTATCCGAAGAAGATAATTGGCGTTTCCGTTATTATAAAAATTGGAAATCGACTCCATTAAAGTTATCTAGCTTAGAAGAACAATTACCTTCAGATCCTAATGACTATAGCATAAGTGAAAGTAACTTAGATAACTATAAAAACTTTTTTAACAAAAGTATGGTTGAGGATATCACATTACTAGATAATAAATTAACCATAACTAAAAAATGGTGTGATCCAATACATTTTGAATTTATTGATTTTGGTGACACACAACCATTAATTGAATCAATCGAAGATAAACTAAATGTAAATGATTTTGCAGAAATAATATTCTTATGTAAGTACGTAGGTGACTATAATATTACAAAATTCGGTGATAAGTTAACTTTTGAAAATTCCGGAAAAGCACTACTACTTAAAAGATTGGTATAAGTAAGAGTGTAGCGGTGTTAAGTGGCACTTGCAAAATAAGGAATTTATGATGGGTAAAGAACACTTTAAATTTGACTTTGAAGAGTGGATGGCTGAAGAGCTCATTCATCGAGACGACTGGAAAGATTGGTATGAGGCAATGTGCGAAATTTTGCCTCTCTGGGAAGTAGACACTATTGAGCGTGTAGCAGGATTTATTGCACAATGCGGACACGAATCAGGTGGATTTAGAGTTTTAAGTGAAAACTTAAATTATAGTGCATCAGCACTTAACAAGATATTCGGAAAATACTTTGTAAGAGCAGGAAGAGATCCTCAACCTTATCATAGACAGCCAGAAAAAATTGCAAATGTTATCTATGCTGGACGAATGGATAACGGTAACACTGCAAGCGGTGATGGCTGGAAATTTAGAGGTGGAGGTATACTGCAACTAACAGGACGTTACAATTATACAGAATTTGGCAAGGCTGTTGAAATGAGTCCAGATGAAGCAACTGATTATGTACGCACTAAAAAAGGCGCATTAGATTCAGCATGTTGGTTCTGGGATACAAATAATATTAATAAGTACTGCGACAATCAAGATATTGTAGGAATGACTAAACGTATTAATGGCGGTACTATAGGACTAGAAGATCGTAAAAAGCATTATATACATGCTTTAGATGTATTAGGCGGAGACTATGAAGAACCTGCTATTGATTATAATGTAACTGTACGCAAAGGATCACGCGGTGCTGTTGTAGCAGAAGTACAAGCAAAACTCGGACTAACTGCTGACGGAGTATTTGGTCCAGGAACTGAACGAGCTGTTAAAAAATGGCAAGGCGCAAATGGTTTAAGTGCTGACGGTATAGTAGGACCTAAAACATTGGGAAAATTACTAGGCTAGGAGATGGTATGGGATTAAAGATAGCAATAGTGTCGTTTATATTAATGACAGCAATGGCAGGCGGAATGTATTGGTACTATAACGATACACAAGAACGCATGGCTATTTTAATCTCTAACGAAGCAACTGCTAAACTTGCTGTCCAAACAGCTGAAGCAACTAATCAAGCATTAATAAAAGATATTAAGGCGGCTAACGAGCAAGTTACTATACTTAATAACAAGTTTGCTGATATTAGAAAACAGAATAAAGTTTTAAGTAATAAACTTAGTGAACATGACTTAGGCGTTCTAGGAGCGGCTAAGCCAGAACCAGTTGAAAAAATAATAAACGGCGCAACTAAAAAAGCCGGACGTTGTTTTGAAATACTTAGTGGTGCAGATTTTACAGAAAAAGAAATGGGAGCTAAAAATGCTAAATCGTTTAACAGCGAGTGTCCTTGGTTGTGGCCTGGCGCTGATACTAATTAGTGGGTGTACATCAATGCCGCAAAGGCTAGAAGTATCTGCAGTCCCTATTGAAAAGCCTAAACTAACATTACCAAAAGCAGACGCTGTAAATATGCGAGAAGTAAAATGGATAGTTCTTACGCCCAAGAACTGGGAAGCGGCACTGGTTGAACTTAAGAAGTCAGGGAGACCTGTTGTAGTGTTTGCTCTAACTGATCAAGGATACGAAAATCTTGGATTAAACTTTAGTGATATTAGAGCTTTAGTACAGCAACAGCAAGCTATTATTGGTGCTTATGCAGGTTATTATAATGCAACAAACGAAGCAATTGACAAAGCAAACGAATCAATTAGTAATGTTAATTCAGAACTAAACGCTGTGAACAGTAAGAAACCAGAA